GGAGCCATAGGAATGAACGTGCAAGAGTTTAAGCAGCTCGCAAACAAAGACTCATTGGCAGCGTTGCAATTATTCGCAAAAGAACTAGTAAGCCAAAATCAAAGCTCTACAGACCTAAACGAAGCCTTAAAATCTGTAGGGCTTACGGGAGCCAGAATCAGCAACGTATTTACTCAGTTAGCAGCTAAATCAGGTGATGTAACACAAAGAGTAAAAGAAGCTACAGAAGCACTAGGTAATAGTGATTCAATAATGGATGAATTTAGGGCTAAAAATGAAACATTAGGGGCTCAGTTGGATAAGATGAACAAGCGGTTTGATATCCTTAAAACTAGAATAGGTGATGCTATTGCCAGAGCGTTAATTCCTTTACTGGAAATAATAGAACCTATTATATTAGCATTCACAGAATTTATAAAGACAGAAGTAGGGCAATTTTTGGCTCAGGTGGGTGCTGCACTTGCTATTGTTGCAGCCGGATTTATCCTATATGCCACGGTTATACAGCCAGCCATAGCAGCCACTATAGCATTTGGAACGGCTTTAAATATAGCTATATGGCCTGTCACTTTAATAGTTGCAGGAATAGTAGCAATGATATTTGCGCTTAAGAAAGCGTTTTCAGCAATACAAGAGGGAAGCGAAAAGTCTGCCTTACTTGCTAATGCTTTCTTGATAATATTAGGCCCTATCGGTTGGGTGGTTGCAGCCATAGCAAATGTAAAGAGGGGAATAACAGAGTTCAAGAAGGTTATGGAGGGCGGTGAGCCTAAAGGTGGGTTTCTTGGATTCCTTACTAAGATTGGAGGGATAGCCGTTGCCTTGGGTGAAATGTTCAGCACATTAGGCGATGAAGGTTTTCAGATAAGTGAGAAAACTGGAAAGGCCCTTCAAAAACTAGGAATATTGGAATTCTTTGAAAACCTAAGCACATGGATAGTAAGGATTAGAGCGTTTTTTGTTGGATTGTGGGAGGGAATAAAAGAAGCCCTTAGCCCTATAATATCCATTTTCAAGCAAGTATGGGATTCCATTAAATCTATAATAAGCCCGATATCTGATCTTTTTGATATGATAGGTTTTAGCATGGATAAATCCACCACATCAATAGAAACATTTAAGAAGGTGGGGTTAGTAGCTGGTAAGATAATAACCTTTGCGCTATTCCCTATAATAGGTATTATCAATCTTATATCGGCTGCCATAGATTTTGTCGTGGAGCAATTTAACAACCTAAAAGGGGTGATTAATGATACTCTTGAAAGCGAGTTCGTTCAAGACGCATTAGATTTTGTTGGATTAGGAGGTGACGATAAAGAAGAGGTAAGCACCACGTCCAAAGTAAAGATCAATAAACTTAAGGAACTTCAAACCGTTTCCAGGGAGGCACAAAACGCAAGGGATAGCGGTTTATTTAGCAAGGGATCAAACAATATTGTACTTCCTCCTGATGAACGGCCTATAGATCTTAGCCTAAGTGTAGACTTAGACGGTGAAAAGATGGCTGATAAGATAGGTAAGATTCAAAGGCAAAACTCTGAATTCACAGAATAATGTTCAATACAACAGGTAATAAAATACTAATAGTGGAAACCGTTCCTCCTTTTGAGAGGTTAGAGTTTCAGTTTATGCCAACTGAATTAAACTGGAAGAGGTCTGCCAAATTATCACCAATAGCCATAGTCGGAAGGAACAATGACAAGCAGCAATTTACAGGGGGACGTGATACCTTAAGCTTTAAATTGACCTTCTTTTCTGATGAAGAAAACCGTAAAGATGTGTTAAGGAAAACAAACTTCCTACGGTCTTTGGCTATGAACGATGGTCGCAGTGGTCTGGTAAGAAACGTAAAAATAGTTTTTGGATCTTTCCTAAGAAAAGAGGTATGGGTGGTTAGCAATGTTGATATTAACTACGACAATTTTAACGATCAATACGCCTTTCTTCCAGTGCAAGCGGAAGTAAAAATTGAATTGATATTAGATCCTAAGAAAAATAATAGATTATCAGATGTCAGATCTTAGTTTTAACGGCCGTCCTGTTCGATTAAGAACCTCAAACCTATTCAGCAATGGGAGCATACTGGTATATGAAAACAATACCTCTGAGTTAAACCGTGTTCCGGTTTCATATAGACAAAGTAGGGGTGATCAGTTTCACACCGTAAAGCGTGGAGAAACACTTGATTTGATTGCTTACAACTTCTACAGAAAATTAGTAGAAAAGCCTGAGTGGTGGTGGTGGGTGATAGCTGATGCCAATGAAATTGAAAACCCTTTATTCCTTGATGACTTAATAGGACAAGAGATACTTATACCTGATATTGTCACATTTCAACTAGTCTTTGATAATGGCTAAAAGTCCTTTTTATAACGTAATTATTGAAGCTAACCAGCGTAATATAACGGACCTAATTTCAGGGTTTAAATTCACTGATAGCATAGAATCAGACAACGTTCTTAAGTTTGATATCAATGGCGTTGATCCGTCCTTATCTGATGAATCAGACTTTAGCGAAGGGACCATTATAATATTTAATTTCGGGTATATATCAGGGCAAACTTCAAAAAAAAGAAGAGCCAGGATATCTAATATAGCATACAGCTATAGGTCAATGTTTTCAATGAGCATAGAGGCGGTTGACTTGGGAATAATTCTAAAGAAAAATTCTAATGCAAGGGTATTCAAAGAATTAACCGGAAAGGAAATAATTGAAAACATAGTGGCAACAAAAAATATGGTAGTTGAGTTTTTTTCCAATATAGACCTGACCACTACTTTCAATAAGATCTACCCTATATATCCACAGGGCAATAAATCTGACATGAAGTTAATTGAAGAAATAACTTCAAGGGAAAAGGACGGTAAATTCATTTCTTATGTAGAGGATAATAAGCTTAAAGTAAAGCCTCGTGAATTAAAGTCTAAGCCATTGAGAAAGTTTAGGTGGAATGATCCTGATGGTGATGTTATAAGCTTCAAGCCAATGAGCCGTGACACCGGGAGAGATATATCATCAAAGGTCACGGTAACTGCAGGAGTGGATCCAGACACGGGAGAATTAATAGAACAGGAGATAGATGTTAACTCAGAGACTGGGGAGGTTTTCTTAGGGAAAAAAGATTGGGCTTACGATAATAATAAAAATAGGTCGGTTGTTCAAAGTTCTAAAACTAAGGATGATTCTAAAGACGTAAAAAGAAGAGTGGCTGTAAAGGCTGAATCAGAAGAAGAGTATAAAAATGTTGCCAGCAAAATTAAACAGGATGCATCTATGGGTGATTTGACGGCATCATTAGAAATCGAGGGCGATCCATCTTTAAATGCTGATCAGCTTATTACCATGAGTGGCGTAGCCAAAAAGCACGTTGGTAACTGGTACATAACAACTATCGTACACAGCGTAGGAGGTGATTATACTTCTGAATTGGCCCTAAGTAAAAATGCTAGTGCGTTGTCTAATAAGGTAGGGGGTAATAAGATACCAGATTCTAAGGTAAACAATAAGCAAGGCGATGAAACGAGCAGCAACACAAAAGAAGTGCCTTGGGCATATAATAATGATGGAGGCATAAGGAGCACTGATCCAGAGTAATGAGAAAGACAGAGACACAGGAGTTTGTTGATAAAATTCAAAAGTATGGCCTTGAATACTTTAATCTATATTACGGGGCATATAGGGGAATTGTGTTTGATAATGAAGATCCCAGGAATCAAGGCCGTCTTAAAATTAACATACCGCAAGTATACGGTGATACCGAAAGCGATTGGGTTACTGGAAGGGGCATTATCTCCGGTAAAGGACATGGCGTACATTGGATACCTAGCAAGGGTGATCCCGTTTTCGTAAGCTTTGAAAATGGGAATGCAAGGTTTCCAGTCTGGGAGTATGGATGGTGGTTAAAGGATGCTAACCCTGCAAATTCTCCTAATGAATATCTGCTGATGACTCCAGAAGGTAATTATCTAAAGTTAGATGATGATAACAATAGAGTAACCATAAAAACTAAGGACGGGAATGTAGTTGAAATGGATAGTGACGGTATATTTATCGGCAACAGTAAGTTTAATGTTCACGACCTTTTGGACAATCTTGAAAAGCTTCTTACAGAGGTTAAAGTTGGTACAGCAATTGGTCCACAGCCGTTTTTAAATCTTGCTCAGTTCATAGCAGAAAAAGAAAAGATTCAATTATTTCTAAAGCCAGACAACAATGCCACTGAATAAAAGCGATATAAAATCACAGTTTTTGCGAATCCTTTCACGGATAGAGCAAAGAAATAAAGAAGAAGATATTGAGCCGGAAGAAGTTCAAAACCTGTTTGCAGAAGAGGCTTCTCAATGGGTTATTGACTCAATAAAGTCATCTACGATAACAATTCCAACGGGTGCGATAAGTGTCACAGACGGTTTTACGGTGAGTAGCAACGTAGCTCCTATTGTACTTAATGGCGTAATTTCATAAATTGTATAATTATGAATGAGGTAATAGGTAAAGGAATAAAGTTTCCAATAGAGATAGATCAATTCGGTGCTGTTAAAACAGAGTCCGGAAAAAATCTAATCATTCAGTCTATAAAAAGGCTACTGGAAACGCCTATTGGGTCGCAATATTTTAATAGAAATTTTGGCAGCGGATTAGAAACATTGGTATTTGAGCAAAACAATGAAGTGCTATTTAGCTTACTTGATTTTATGATTCAAGAGGCAATAAGTAACTTTGAGGCTCGTGTTGATCTATTATCTCTTAATTTCAGGATAGAACCGAAGAAACCACATATAGTATTTATCACCATAACTATAAGGATAAAATCAAATAATGAAGAAGAGTCATTTGTTTTTCCTTTCTTTAGAGAACTAGAAAATTAATATGCAATTATTTAACAATTGGGTCGGCTATGTAGACAGGAGTTTTGAGCAAATTAAGACTAAAATACTTAATGAACTAGCTTCACAAACACCAATTACTGACATGAACGAGACTAATCCTTGGGTCAAGTTAATTAGTATATGGGCTGGTATTGCTGAAATGTTAGGATATTATGTAGACAATAGAAGCCGTGAGGCGTTTCTTCCTACAGCAAGAAAGTTTGAAAGCGGTGTTAAGATAGCTAGGTTTGCGGATTATAGAGTTCGTGGGCCACTTGCTGCATCCGTGGACCTAACCTTTACATCAAATGTATTGGTCCCCTCTGATGTGCTAATACCGGAAGGTACGGAGGTTAAAACCAGCAACAATGTTACTTTCTTCACGGTTCAAGATGCTACCATATTAACAGGTACTGACTCAATTCAAGTGGCTGCCAGGCAATGGACTCCGGTTAATAACGTGAACTTAGGGACCAGTGACGGATCAGAAGATCAGACATTTGATCTGGAAGAAAATGTGGTTGACAATAACATAACCGTATTAGTTAACGCACAAAGCTTTCTGCCAGTGGACAGTTTCGCATTACAGACACCGACCGACAAGGTTTTCAAAAATGCTGTAAATGAGCAAAGTGTTATGCAGATAATATTTGGCGATAATATCGCTGGTGAAATACCACAGGCCGGACAAGATGTTATAACCAGCTATTTTATTACCCAGGGGTCATCAGGAAACGTTGGAGCCACACTCATAAATGAAATAGTAAGTACTATCACCACACCTGTCGGAGTAGAATTAACGGTAAACAATATACTTGCAGCAAGTGGAGGAAGTGATGGGGATACGCTTGATGACTTGAAAAAATTGATACCAAGAAAAACCAGAACTAGAGAGAGAGCCGTTACTGAACTTGATTATATTGATTTAGCCACTTTAGTATCAGGTGTTTCAAAAGGTGGTGTTCGGTTTGATTGTGCCAGGGACATTGAAATATTCGTTACTCCGCAAGGGGGAGGCGTAGCAAGCCAGGCCCTATTGGATGATGTGATAGACTTCTTTGAGGAAAGAAAGATAATAGGAAGAAACCTTACTGCTAATAGTGCTGGTGAAATATCGTTAAAAATTTCAGCTAAGATTACCGCATTACCGAACTTTCAGAATTCTATAGTTGAGAATTCTATTAAAACAAACTTGATAGACTTCTTAAGCCCTAACAATCAAAATATAAATGGTTCTGTATTAATAAATGATGTTATACAGGTGATAGAAAGCACTGAGGGAGTTAATTTCAGTGAGAATGTTAGAATGACACCCGTTCCTTTTGCCAGGCCAATAGAGGGTACTACAAACGTTCTGGATTGGCAAAGAAACATACTTTCAACAAACAATGATACTACTAAATATGTGATTAAATTTGTTACAACCACTACATTTGAGGTTGTTAGAGCAGATACATTCATTGGAACTTTTGCAGTAGACAACATAATTGATTTGTCGGATGTAAGTTTTGAAATAACGGGTTCCTATTCGATAGGAGATAAGTATGAGTTTTTTGTATATCAATTTACTGGAACACTAAGGCTTAATGAACCATCTATTCCTGTAACAGATGTTAGCAACATAACTTTGGCGGTGATAGGAGGTATAAATTAATGTTTAAGCTTAAGGACATAATATTCAAATTTTTTGGTGACATAGATAAAGCCAATGACTCATTTAAGGATGTTTCTGGCATTGGCGTAATGGAGAGTACAAACCTAATTATAGGTGAAGATTATGATGATGAAATTCAACCATTGTTACAGGGTAATGTTGACAACCTAATTGATCCTAACACGGCTTTTGATAGGTTCGTACCATACTTAGAAACCATTATAGGAAGCACCTTAGATATATATGAGGATATTGATGATAGAAGAAAAATAGTAAGGTTAATAAATAGCTTATACGATAGAAAGGGTACAAAACCAGCTTTAAGGAACAATCTTACGTGGCTTGGATTTGATGACGTAGTAATAATAGAGCACTTTGATTCTATAGGTTTTGATAGTGATCTAAGGTTTGATAACGATATTAGAAGACTTGACTCTTCTTCTGGATGCGATTGTGCGGAGATCACAATACAGTTATACGGTGATGTGATAGGTACTGACAAAATAGTACAGCAAATATTCACAATAGTTGAGTTTCACAGACCGATAGATGTTAAGATTCGAGATGTAACATTGAACGGAAACATTATCATTGAGGACGTAATTGATGTATACATAAGTGATGGTACTGATGGTAATTTGGTGGGTGATCTTATTTACAACAATGACAATGATCCAGACCTATCTTTAAGGATTGCAGAAAAGTCTGATGAACCTACATATTTAGAGGGAGATTTAATTATAGAGGGACCAAACGCTGAATTTTATTCTATTAATTCAGAAGGTGACTTACTGTATGTGTTTGGAAGTGGGTTTAGATTTAACAACGCTCTTAAGCTTAATGGTGGATCCGAGCATGTTTCCATTGATCATATACCTGAGTATAATAGGTTTGGTGGAGACATGTCTTTTTCATTTTGGATTAAGTTGCCAGACTTATCAGGCATAAAGGAGATTTTATCAAAAAGAACATCCGGCGCTGGTTTCAGAATTTACTTTGAGTCCAACCGGATAAAAATAGATACGTATAATCAATCATCGGATAAAAATACGGTTTTCAGTGAAGAATCTATTGATACGGTTAATACCTGGTATCATGTTTTGATTGAAATATCAAGTGAAGATGCTAATAATTATCGTATATTTATAAACAATGTCAGTCAAACATTAGTGGTTGACACCAACGATCAAGACGGAAGTGGTGATGCTGTTTTAGACAACTCACTTCCTATTAATATTAGTAATTACAACGGAAGTAGTAGTGAAATAGTAATAGATGAATTAATAATTATTGACAACATTATGTCTAGTTCTGTAAGAGGGGATTTGTATAACTTAGGGAATGGTAATAGCCCATTTCTTGCTGGTGTATCAGGGATATTACTAAGACATAACTTTGATGAAATATTAGGTTTACAAATATTTGATCAAAGCGATAATTCAAATCACGGAACATTAGTTAATGCTCCTGGTGACAATTCAAACAGGATAATACATTAGACATGCCAGAATTTAATATTGGAAACGTAGTCGGTTTAATTAGGAGTTTATCACAACCCAGCAAAAAATTTATACTTTGGGCAAAGCAATTCAGTGCTTCTGCTCCTAATGTAACACAACTACAAATATTTGACCACAGCTTAAATGCTTTTGAGCCCTTGAATCTTACGGGATTTATGAGGCCCGTAATAGATGAACAAAATACACCTCCAGGATCTCCCACTGTAGGAGATGCTTACCTGGTAGGAACATCACCAACCGGATCATGGCAAAGCGAATCTGGCAGCCGTGCGGAATGGAATGGCATAGCTTGGCAATTTGAAAAACCACGAAAATCAGGAATGTTAATACAAATGCTTACTTTAGGTGGAAAAGTAAGGGAATGGGATGGTGCTCAGTGGCAGGATAAGGTTTTAGGTGATGTAAAAAATTTCAAAAAGACATTAATTGTTGGTGATCTTGATGATTATAATGGTAATGGTGAAAAAGGATTTTTCACAAAGCCTTACCCTACATATGACCTTGCATTTGCAGATTCTGTAGCAGGAGATACTATCTGGATTATGAAGGATTTGGATGAAGAAATACAGCTAAAAGACGACGTGAACATAATAAGCTGGGGCCACACTCACCAAAACACCTCTGGTAATCTCATTACAGACGGAGGTGCGGAAGTAAATTGTACCTTATTTGGGTTCTCAAAATACATCCAGGGCAGTAATAACAGACTAATTAACCTAACACACCAATCCAGCCAAGTCACTATACATGGTGATGTGGAAGGTAGTCAGACAGCTACATTAATAGAGTGCCCTAACTTCACTACTGGATATCTAACCATCAATGGTAATTACAAGAAAACAGGAGGTAGTGGTGTCGGTATACTTAACTCTGACTACGTGACTATTACTGGGACTGTGCTGAATGAGACGCCTAACTTTGCCGTACAAAGCGATTATATGGACATTGGTGGTAAGGTAACATGTAGTGAAGAAGGTTTTAACGTTTGTGTTGGTCCGAGAATAGGGTCAGATGTCTATGTATTGAACCCTGGAAATGGTAATACAGCCTTCCTAAATAGCCATGACATCCAGGTTAGGGGGAAGATATATACTCAAGAAAGTGCATTTCTCGCCTGCACAAACTTCCATTGTGATGGAATTGAGTACTTGACAGGCCAACTCACAACATTACTTAGTGACGGGTTAATATTTGCGTGTACCGATGGTAATGTGTATGGGCCCGTAAATTCAATTGCTTCTGGCACTTCTACAGATACTGGTGTAGGTGTATGTGCTAATAGTAATGGAATTAATATATATGGATCTGTCGATACAGATAGATTTGTTGCACATGCCTCTACTTTACGTATATACGGAGATCTTAATTGTGATTACCAAGGATCTCCTAACTGGGGTCCATTCAATTTTAGTGATGTTGAAGTATTCGGAGATGCTAATGTCTTTGTAGACAGCAACACTGAGGTAATAGACAATGGTAATGTTAATGTACATGGTGTGTTTACAGTTTCAGCACTGGGAAACTATGCTATATATGGTTGTACTAATGCATCAAATTATGAGTATAGAGATCAAAATATTGTCTCCCAGTCCTCTGAAGTAATACTCAAGGCTACTAGTAATAGTAATGTAACATTCCGTAATGTCACTATTGATAACTCAGCGCAGCTCAATACTGCTTTTGATATAGATGATTCAACCGTTCTACACGATAACGTAACGCTAAAATCATCAGACGCAAGTTCAGGAGCGAAGGGGTACACCATTACTGCTGATTCTGAACTAACACTAAGAAATGTCAATGTAGAATTGTCAGATGGTTATTCTATCGTTGTGGGCTCTGGTGCTGGTGATGTTGTGGTGAATGTAGAAGGAGATGTGATACTGTCCAGGCCATTGGATGAAACGGAGGGGAATGTTATATGGGAAGGTTCTGGTAGGGTATTTGTCGAGGGCGAGCTGGTGTATAATGGCAATGAGCTGTTAGAGTTGTCATTGACGAAGATGAGCTTAGAGATTCCTTCGGCCTTTGCAGATAGATTTTCAAACAAAATTTATCGTATAGATGATGGTCAATGGGTCACTGATTTTAATTTTGATTTTGTGAAGGAGCGAATACTTGATGGGGGGTCGGTATGTTATGTCAACCCTAACAGAGGTGAATCAGCAGATTTTTCAACTGGAAATGATTCCAATGACGGGCTTTCAAAATCAACGCCTTTTCAAACCATCAAAAGGGCAATGGCTCTTGATTTCAATGTAGTATATGTACCCAAAGGGGCTATTTTCTTCTATGATGAAGGGCCACAAACATCAGTATTTGACCAAGGCGTGGCTATAATGGTGGACGGTGGAGAAGGTTATGCTGAGATCACAACCGGAATAGATATCACTTATTCGGCTGACCCAGTACACACTAATACTTATAGTGGGGATGCTATAACGCCTTATGACATTGGTATAGTAATGGATAGATCTTGGGTGGATTCCGAGGGATATGTTAAGCGTTACACCGTTGTATCTGATGCTGCAACGTGTAATAGCACACCAGGGAGCAGTTATTTTGATGATAGAGATTTCATAAGATATGAAAATGAATCTGGTGGTCCATTTCAGGTTGGCGAAATAATAACAGGAGGGACTTCTGGAGCGACTGCTACTATTGATACTGTTGATGATAATGGTGCTACAGGAAGACTGTATATCTCGAGTGTTTCAGGCACGTTTCAAAGCGGAGAAGTGATAACAGGAGGAACTTCATCAGCTACAGCAGACACCACAACAGCGCTGGTTAATGGTGAATCTTACGTACGGCCTTGGGATGATAGAGATATCACTACTGATGTAGATGTTAACATTATTCCTTGTCAGAATAGTATATGGGCGCTTCGTCTTAACGCTAATCTTGAAAGCGATTTTCACGCTGAAAATTTACGCTTATACGGGGGGAGATCAGCACAGGTGAGAGGTCATGCTAATAGAAGAGATGTGGTGTTTAAGAGCTGTGTTATCACAGGAGGAAATGATAATAGTTTGTATGCAACCGACTACGCTAACGTATACTGTC